GGGTTGTTTCACTGAGGTTTTAAACTTTATTAAAGAGAAAAGAAAGAAAATTTTAGGCCCATTTAATTATCCGTATGATCAAGACCCTCTTGATGGAACAGAATATTTATGAATAATCTGTCAGAAGAACAAAAGTTTGCTATTCGCTGGTGTTTTAATAATGCTATGAAATATGTTGATACTGGAGAGTGGAGCAAAGAAAAAGAAGTTATTATTAATGGAATGAATATCAACCAAATTATTAAAGAATTACTACAGGATAGGTTATTTATATGAATAAAGAAGTTTATAAGAAAATTCATTCTTTTCTAGATAGTGTGGGAAGTTACATTTACATGGAGTATGACATATCATACTATAAAGAGTTCACAAAAGATAAAAATCAACAGCGTATGTACGATTTTGTTGGAAGTTATTATCTTGGTGGTAATAATGTTCCAGACACGGCACGATATGTTGTTGAATTAATAAATATGATCAGAGATGGACGAGCATAAAAAAGGAGAAGATATGAAAAACTTAGCAAGATGCTTAGTGTGTTTATTATTCGTTAATGCTGGCAACTATTCTTTTGCTGATGAATGGATACAATATCAGCATCAGTATGTAGTACAAAATCAACCAGTAGTAATTTCACCACAACCAACGATAGTTTATCAGTGGGTTCCATATACCATACAGCAAAGTTATATTGTGAATCAGCCGTGTCTATTTAGAGTTAAACAAACAGTCATTACTGTTCCTGTTACTCAATGGATAGTTCAACCAGTTGTGGTTTATAGATAAATGAACTCTATAGAAGTTTTAATACGAATGTTACATAGCGTTACAGAATACGATATCGTAGACTGCGGTTATGATAACGATGGAAATAAATGTTATGCTATAAGAAATCTATCATCTAAGCCTTCAATGTTATTATTGGGTAATCTAGAAATACAAGATTTTCCACAATGGATGGGAAAAAGCAATAATTAATGTTAACACTTAAAAAACAACCATACAATAGCGTTTGGATTAGTGCTAGTTCTCAAAAAGAATTAGGCGAAACATTTATTCGTTTTCAAGAACACTACGAGAGTACCAATTTGGATTTTCAAGGTAAAATTTTTACTCTTGGTTCAGTAAAACATTGGTATAGCATAGAGTATGGTGCTGATTTGTATAGCGATACTTGGGTTGGATTTAATTTTCCAAGTTGTGTATTGATTCCATTTAAACAAGGTTTATTCGATCCATTGACAGAACAGGAGAACGAACTCTTAAATTTACTAAAATATCGACACGATAATTTCTATATTATAGGTGCTCAAAATAAAAGTACATTAAGACACGAACTTTGTCATGCTATGTATGGATACTCTATTAAATATAAACAAGAGATTGATAAATTTATAGAGAAAAATTCTAATAGATTCAGAAAAGTTAAAAAATATATTTTTGATAAAGGATATTGTAAAGACGTTATAAATGATGAAATACAAGCATATGTTACAGATAATGATGATACATATATACTAAATAATCTTGATGCTGAACTTATTAGTGGTATCAATAAAATCTACCAGAGGCACAAAAAACATGATCTCAATTAAACAGGCTTTGGATATTCGTGATGGAGACTATGTTTATGATTATTATGGTAGACATCTAAAAGTATTTGGTTATTCTATTGTATACGAAAAAGGACTACCACAGAATATTGAATTTAGTTGTTGTGATATAAACACTAATGCTAAATTTATATATCAGTATGATGAACTTTATCTAAATTTTGATGATCTATCGGATGAACAAAAATTATTTTTGAAATGGCTAAAAAATCAATCAGAATATTATGATGACAGATATGAAACTAAAAAATTAGAACAAGCATTTATGAGTGGTTTTTCGTTGGGTCATTCATATAAAAAACAAAAGTTAGCAGAGGAACAATTACAAAAATGAAAGATCATATACATTTAAAATATGAATGTCTAAATGGTTTATCAGATAAGATTAAATCTTGTTCCGATGATAATATAGCAAAACTTTTGATAGAAATGTATGATCTTATTATTTATCAAATGCACGAGATCAAAGAACAGAGAATGGTGATAGTTGGATTACAACACAAAGAGGCTTGGAAAAGATATGATCGACCAGTAGATGAGTATTATCCAAATAAAAGACAATACGTTGACAAACCCGCAAAGTCTGGTAACATGAGTTGTTAGGAGACTACTTATGCTTTGGAGTGAAATAAAGCGTTGGGCAAAAGATAAAGGGTATGAGACAATAAAAGAAAAAAATGACGAAAATACAGTTTATTATTGGGCCAAACTAGATACTCCAGATGCTAGTGGAGTGGCTACCAGCGTTAGTAAATTAGCATTTGCAATATACAATCATATGACAGATAATAAATGGATTGAACATCAAAAACAATATCGAGCAGAACTTAAAAACCATCCTCAGTAATTATACTACATGACTAAATTAGATAATATAACTTATATCAATATAAATGGTCGTGAAAATGCTGATCTATCTTTTGTAATTTTATATGCAGAATATGTTCATAAATTTATTAATTTTGGAAAATATGTCATATTGACTCCAGATAGTAATAAACACAAACATGATTTGATTGAATTTAAACAGATACCAAAACTAGACTATTTGGGATATAGTTATTTTATGGTAGAAAATTTATATCAGTATGTAGATACAGAATTCTGTCTTGTATATCAAGAAGATGGTGCTGTTTATAATCCACACTTATGGGATGATGAATATTTACAATTTGATTATATTGGTGCCCCTTGGCCTAAAGGTAGTCATCCTTGGCAGCATAGAAAAATTGCTGTTGGTAATGGTGGATTTAGTCTTAGAAGTAAAAAATTTTTAGAAGTAGCATCTAAACTTAAATTTCAACCACATAGAAGAATGAGAGGCGGAGGTTGCGAAGATATTTTTACTGTGTGTATGAATAAACAATTCTTGGAAAATAATGGAGTTAAGATCGCTAACTATGAACTTGCTAGAAAATTCGCTGTGGAAAATCCATTAGATGATAATCATACTATAGATAAATGTTTTGGTTTTCATCAAAGAAGATCAAGATATTATCAATCAACAGAATTAACAGATTCTTATAAAAATAAAGTATTAGAGGAGTTAAATCATGACACAAATAAAACTAATTAGCGTAACTCCAGAAGCAGAAAAAACAATGGCTTATTGTGCTAGAGTGTCCAATCCAAACAACCAAGATAACGATAACTATGCTAGATTACTTAAATATTGCATAGATCATCAACACTGGAGTATTTTTGAAATGGCTTTTATGACATTAGAAATTAATACTACCAGAGGATTAGCCGCACAAATACTTCGTCATCGCAGTTTTACTTTTCAGGAATTTAGTCAAAGATATGCCGATACAACTTTACTAGCAGATGAAATTCCTATGTTTGAATTGCGTAGACAAGATAATAAAAATCGTCAAAATAGTATTGATGATGTTGAAGATGAGACTAGATTTAGATGGAATAGTAAAATCAGAGAGCATTTTGCGAAAGCAAAAGCAATTTATGACGGCATGATCAAAGATGGTATTGCTAAAGAGTGTGCTAGGTTTGTTTTACCATTAGCAACTCCTACTAGACTTTATATGAGTGGAAGTGTTCGCTCATGGATTCACTATATAAATCTACGATCATCCAATGGTACTCAAAAAGAACATATGAACATAGCACTAGATTGTAGAAATATTTTTATTGAACAGTTTCCTATTATCTCTGAGTCGCTTGGGTGGAAAAATGAAACTTTTTAATATTACAGCACAGGTTTTTAAGAATAATGATCTTTCAAAACAAAATTTGTTAATAAATGAGATACATGATGGATCTTCATCTGAAGAAGCATTATCTAATTTTAAATTAGATTTTCCTTGTATTCAATATTCACTAGTTAAAATTCTATCTGTTGAGGAAATTCCTCAAGAAACGGCTTGACTCTGGCCGATACTATGATATAATCCGATCAAGGAGACTCTATTTATGCGTTATGGTTTGTGTTGTATTTCTCTAAAATTAAAAGAACAAGGTTTTAGTCACCAAACTATGACCTATAAGCGTTTTAGTTCGTTGCCTAGAGAAGAAGCACTTGAAATTCTTGGTAGTAGAATTCAAAATAATCTTATGGTGACAGATAAGACTATTAAATTTTGTGCCGCCAATAATTATATTTATCGTGTTAGTAGTGATATTTTCCCATTGATTACTTATGATGAGGCTAATGTTAGTCTTGAAGATTTGCCAAATCATGATGCTATTCAAGATGAGTTTGATAATATTCAATCAACTATCAAAAGACACAATGTTCGTGTTACTTGTCATCCAAGTGAATTTAATGTATTGGCATCTACAAACGAAAAGGCTGTGGAAAAAACAATTACAGAACTTAATTTCTATAGTAGTTTTTTTGATAGGATTGGACTTCCAGCAAATTATACAGCACCTATGAATATGCACGTTCATAATAAAAATGGTACTTATAAAGAAATTATTGAAAGATTTAAACATAATTTTAATAAACTTGACGATAATTGTAAAGCAAGGCTTGTTATTGAAAATGACGATAAACTTAATTGCTGGAGCGTATTAGAACTTATTACTCATTTTCATGCAAACACAAACATTCCGATAACATTCGACTATCTTCATCATAAATGTCATCCAGATAAACTAGATGAAGAAACAGCACTAAGGGCTTGTCACGACACATGGCACGGACATAAGCCTCTTTTTCATTATAGCGAAAGTAAACCCGGAAATAATCCTAGGGCTCATTCTGATTATGCAGAAAACCCCTTTAATACGTATGGATTAGATTTTGATGTTGACATGGAACTCAAAATGAAAGACTATGCTATAGAGCATCACGAAGAAATTTGCAAAGGAATTATAGCGTGAGTAAACCATTAATCATATTGACCGGTATAATTTATACTTATGTTGCTTTTGAGCAATTAAGGTCTGGTAATTATGGTATGTTTTATGCCTATTGTGGCTATGCTTTTTCTAATATAGGACTATATATACTAGCACACTAAAGGATTACTATGAATACAAAACCCTTCGGTTATAGTTATTTTCTGGATATGTATAATACTAAGCCAGGAACGGCAGATGATCTTGAATTAGTATACCGATTTTTAGAGAGATTAGTCGATGAAATTGGCATGACACGAATGACTCCGCCAATTGTTATTCATGGGCCAACAGATCATGGTCGTGAAATTTATGCTGATAAATATGGTGTGAGTGGTTGGGTTGGTTTGATTGAGAGTGGTATTCAAATTCATGCTATTGAGGCTGTGAACTTTATTAGTTTAGACGTTTATTCTTGTTCTTGTTTCAAGCCAGAAATAGTCTTAGAATTTGCTCGTAAATATTTTGGTTTTACTAAACATGAAGATCATTTCTTAGAAAGAGGTTTAGAATACCACAATCTACGAGATAAAAATGGATAAGACTAAACCAAAATTAATACCATTGACAGATTCCCCTAGACAAAAATCTGTAAAATCAATACCGTTACCATCGCTGCATACTAATTTGGACGATATTCAAAATGAAAATTATTTGGAAAACGATCAGAAAATCGTACAAAAATTGGAAACCGACAAAATTAATTAGATGTTATCATTATGCTGCCGCATTTGATGGTAATAAAATGATAGCATTTGCTCAAAATAATCCAACCAAAACTAATGCTAAAGCAAAACGAATTGGATTACAATTTAATTTACCTAAATATATAGAATATCCGTTTGTTCATGCTGAGAGTTATCTCATTAGTAATTTGTTGGATAATTATAATACTATTGATACTAATTGGAACATTGTTGTGTTACGCATAAACAGAAAAGGACTAATATTAGGTAGTAAGCCATGTATCAATTGTTCTAAATTATTAAATGCTGTTGGACTAAAAAATATCTATTATAGTACCGATGATAATTCTTTTGCCAATATTTCCGGCACGGTATTAAATTTAATTCAAGCCGACCATTGACAACTGCCGATACTGTGGTATAATACATCCAATGGAGGTAACATGAATTGCGTTTATTGTAAAAATTGCGTTGGTATTGATCGCTACGAGTTTTTGATCGAAACCAAAAGAGAAATTATTTGTAAAGAATGTAGCGTAGAAAGTCATGCTGTTGGTTTTATGGATTGGGGTCATAAAACTGCACCATCATTGGTTATGGTTCCATCAAACGCTAAAGAAACTATTCGTATACTTAATAGAGCAAACAGGAGATCAAGATGAAAAAGTTAAAAGTTAAATTGTTTGAAATTAAACACAAGACAGATGCGTCTGAGATTAATACTTGGTTAAAGGCTAATCCCAACGTAGAGATTGTAGCAACAAATACTTTCTCTAATGATCATGGTTGGGGATATATTGTGCTATATGAAGTTAAAACTGAGAGAACAGATAATGAGGAATAATATGACTTGGGCAGATTTATATAATTATTTACATGAAAGAGCAAATGATATTAAAAACCCTGGGAGTTTTCCTTGGCAAGAAAGGGTTGAGGTATGGGATTGGGAAACACTAGACTATTATCCTACAGATTTTATTCAAACACCAGCAGACCAGAAAATCTCTCTTGCAATAGATACTTATCAAAAACCGGAGATTAATAATAATGGATCTCGAAATTGAAAGTTTGCTTTTTAAACAGGTAAATAAACCTAAGCATCATCTTGTGACTAAGATTATTAATCTTTGGGATAATAGATATCGTATAAATGTTTATACAGAAATCGAGGAGGATAATTTAACAAAAAGGAAAATTCATAGTAGTTATTTTGCTCATTATGAGCCAGGAAAACTAACTATCATAGATGGACTAAAGAATCCTCTTGACAATGCCGATTAGTGCTGTATACTTACAGCGTACCTCACAGGAGAATTGATAATGCCAAAAGGTAAGAAAACTTGTCCGAATTGTAATGAATTGAGCGGGCCTAGAGCCTATGTTTGTAAAAACTGTAATCATATTTTTTCTTTTAAGATTACGAATACCGAAAAAAGAACCATGAAAGCAGAATCCAATTTCCATTGGACTCAACTCCAAAAGGGAGATAAGATTAAGGTTGGTGGTGGCCCATACTATATTCATGATGGAGAACTCATTCCTATGGGATATAGAGGAAAGTTTGTTGTAGAGAAAGTTGATGATAAAGGTATTCAAGCCTGGGGTTTGGACAAGAACGCCGGATTTGCTCACATTTATATGGGAAATGATTATGAAAATCTAGATACCGGAATCTATAAAACTCGCCATAAGATTTTGAAACTCAAAAGAAAAGATGCTTCTCGTGAAACAACAAAAACAGTCTCAACTTGAAATCATTACTGTTCTAAGAGAAGATATTAAAAACTCTTTGTCTGTTATTGAGTCTTTAGTTAAAGAACACTTTCCAGACCATTATGCAGATGCTTATCAACACTGGATACCGCAGGTATTGACAGCGTTGTATAATGACATAAAATGGCTTCCTAGAGGAACGCTAACTTTGCAAGATATGATTGACCGCATTAAAGATCATAATGAATCTGCTGGTGGTGTATCTAAATACATAAAATAATTGGAGAAATAATGGACGAAAAACTTTATACAATCACTGATTTGGATGGATATGTTGCTGATGTTAGACAATCGGCAGCACAAAGTTTGAGCGAAGAACCAACAAATGAAAATCTCGATAATTATATTAGTCTTAAACAAATGACTAATCTTGTTAGAAATAATTGTGTTGGTTTTGATAATGATAGTAGACCTCTTTTGAACGAAGATGCCAATGAAAAGATTTTTGAAGAAACAGCAATTTGGATTCACAATGTAGGACTGGCTAAGTTGGCTGGTCAAGATTTAATCGAATGTGCATGGGATAGTGAATTAAACGATATGGTCTTTTGGGCCAAAGAGAAAGTGAAGAAATCAAATGCCAAGCGTACCAGATCTAGACGTAAAAATATGGGAGATCAAAAATAAGATTGCTGATATAAGAGAGTATATCGGTTCAGACTTCTGCACTAATTGTGTGGAAATGTATAAGCAAAGAGAAATTTTGGAACAACAACTAAAAGATTTGGAAAATGAACGTAATAGACAGCCTTAAAGATTTGAGTATTCCAGATATTGCTAACTATTGTCAGAATAATAGTATTGCTGCTAGTGTTGCTATGATTAACATCCAAGGAGATTTTAATCTTAGCACAATGATTCGTAATGCTAATTTTTTTGGATTCAGAAGCGTACATTATGTAGGAAAAAAGAAGTGGGATAAAAGAGGTAGCGTAGGAACGCACCACTACACCCCGATGTATCATCATAAAACCGAAGAAGATTTTATTAAATCGCACTCATTAAGTGGTCGTACATTGATTGCTATTGAAAATAATATTCCAGAATATAAGGATATCACATTCGATCCTTTTAGTTTTGATTTTTCAAATGTTGATGAGCCAATGTTTATTTTTGGAGAAGAAAACTCTGGTTTGTCAGAAACGATTTTGATGGGATGTTCTTGTGTTCTAACTATTCCCACTTATGGAAGTGTGCGATCTTTAAATGTGGGAACAACTAGTGGTATTATTATGAGTATTTATCGCAATTATTACGAAAAATATCTCAAGGGTTGACAGGTCTTGATTGATAAGGTATAATATAACAACACGGGGCGTTGCCGCCGGTAGTGGCACATACTCTTATAAGGTATTCAAAAGGTAGGTTCGACTCCTACACGCCCTATTTTATGAAAATTGAAAACTATACTTTTTGTCATATTCCCAAAACTGCTGGATCAACAATAATTGTGTACTATTTATATAAAAAAGACTTTGAATTATTTGACTATCAACGATAACATTGGGGGCGTAAAGGTTTCGACTACATACGGAGAGTTATGTTAGCAAGTAGTGGTTGATCGACAGGCCACTTTAAAAGTCGATTAAATGCTTTAACTGGCACAAATCAGTTAGCCCTTGCTGCCTAATAAAAATAGGCAGTAACAGACTGCGATTGCGAATGAGGGTAGCGATCAAAAGTCTGTCGTTAAATCCCTCTGCACTTACAATGTCCAACGGGTTGTAGGTTAAGAGTAGTTGGTAAGACAATAAAAATCTTGTGTGTTCTATATTATTGTTTAATTTATGAACTCAATAAACTTGTAGAAAATGTAATTTGAACTATGATAGGACAGGGGTTCGATTCCCCTCGCCTCCACTTAATACAAAGGTAAATATGAGTTTCTGGAAAAAGATATACAAAAAATTGCGTGCAAAAGAAAAGAAAGATCCTAAAGAGTTGGCAGAAGATAGGTATTTGAAAAAACTAAAGAAACAACTCAAGAAACATAAGTAAATACTATGTCATATTTAAATACCCCAATTCCAGTTATTGGTGGTTATGTTCGTGGCAACTTTTTGAGAAACCAAGAAGATTCTTTTGATAAAAAGTTTCAAGATCAAAAATAATTATGCCTCGTAAAGTATGTATGTATTGTAAGAAAAGAAAGAATTTAAAATCTTTTCCCAAACATATATCACACAAGGATAATCTAGATAGTAGATGTCGATCCTGTATTAAAAAACACACTAAAATAAGAAATAAACTTCACAAGAAGGCTCCTCCTAAACCTAATGATTGTGAATGTTGTCATATATTACCTAAAAAGTGGGTGCTAGATCACAATCATACTAATAATAGTTTTAGAGGTTGGTTGTGTGATAGATGTAATACTGGATTAGGTAAATTTGATGATAATATTGATGGTATTATTAATGCCTTAGAATATCTATGTCAAAAAGATGGATTAAACGAAAATCAAAAATATCGTCTAATCAAAATTATATCCACACATATAGTTGCTGAACATTTAAATAAATTACAGTTAGATGGCTTGACAAGTCGATAAGTGTGTGGTATACTGGATTATTCACACAAGGAGACTTTAGATGATTCACGATTTTAATTATGTTATGGGAATGGTTCGTGATCTTCGTGCCACTAGCAGCACTAAAGATAAAGAAGGAATTATTGTGGATTATTGTGGACACAATAGTGCCGCAGCATCTTTCACTAAAAATATTTTACTTTATACTTATCATCCGTTGTGGCAATATAATGTGACCAGCGATAATTTGAAGAAGAAGAATCATCTTGTAGCCAGAAAGAACGAATATAAAAATTTCTTTGATTTGTTGGATGCTCTAAAGAGTCGTAAAATTACGGGGCATGATGCTATATCTGCTGTGAATAGTTTTATCGAACACTATTCCGAATATGA